TTATAAAATTCTGTTGAGTATCGACCAACTAATGTAAACCTTGCATCGGAAATGTCGTCACCGGATACGGGATGCTTTAAAATATACTCGTGATTTTTAGGCATCAAATCTTGAATTGATGGTTTATCTTTTTTCGCCTTAGCTGACATATAGATCTCCAAATAAAAAGGGAGCCAATCGGCTCCCCATTATTTAGTAAACATTTAAATGATATTACTCGGATCGTGTAACCTGAATAGTAGTATCTGCGGTCGAATCGTATAACGCAGTAAATGCAAGCGTCATTGTAAGTGAACCACCAGAAGTTACGGGAACGTCGCCCGTATTGAATTTGACTTTAGGTAGCAACCACGTATGCGTATTCCGCTGAATTCTAAGGAACTTTCCGTTTCATTTAGGAATTTATTATAGAGATCCAGACTTGTAAAAAAAGCGGTTACTGTTCCTGAAACCATCACTTCAGAATTGCTAATGCATATAGCTTTGTTTGAGCCGAGCACATAGTCAGAATCCATCTGATTATCCATTGAAAGTGATATTCCGGTAATTACACCTGATACGGCTCCGCCTTCTTTGAACGTACCACCAGCATGTGTAAAAGGTTGTCGATCAGGAGCAGGGATAGGGCCATCATCATCAATAGACGTTCCCGGTGTAGTTGTATCAAGTCCAAGAAATCCAAAGGTTGACGAAACTACACCAGTTGTATTAACTTCCATACTGAACGTAGAACCGCGTAGTCCAGTATGTAAGAAAATTAGGTTCTTATCGAGATGTTCAACTTGAATAGAAAGCGATTTTCCAATCTGACCTAACTTTAGAACGTTGCCGTTCCAATCGTTTTGGAAGACATTCGATAAAAGAAAATCATAGGATTTAGAAGCATAAGAAACTCCAATATCTCCGCCTGTTCTTTTATTGCCGTGCCGCGAAAATGATTTTTGACCGTTTGATCGAATCGTTGGGTCATCAAAAACATCTTTAGTCAAATTGATCGCTGATGTTGCACGCGGGATAATTTGGGTATCTGGATCAGTAGGCGTGACTCCAAACGTACTTTCTTCTACTGCTGTAATCCGCGTTCGCGAACCTTTGGCTGGACATGCCATGTGAAATCCTCATTAAATATTTCTGATAAGGGTATTTATATGTTATCTCGGCAAATACGACTCAAAGCTGACGAAAACGGGAACGCGCATATAATGAGTAGACTGAGGAGCTGTATCACGCCAACAAGCTAGAACGTTTACTTTCTTATTTTCCTGATCACCTAAAAATACATTTTGAGGATAGGCATTAACGATAGCGTCAACCAATTTATTACTTTTCGTTGTAGGAATTCCGCGTCGATAAAATAAATCTATTTGTAGAAATCCTGACCATCTGTTAAGACCCTCTTCACCAATGGAATTTACTGTAGTTTGTGCAGGTAATAATGTCACACGTATATACGTATCAAAATCATCTTTAAGATCCTGAAGATATTCATCTTCATTTTCCTGAATTATGCGCGGAATATTTTCAATGGCTTTTAGGGGCGCTAATTCAGGAACTTCAGAAGCTGTAATCTTTAAAAACCCATTAGGCGCTTGATTACTGTGACCATTTTCTAGTGCTACTAATTTTTCATAACTATCTTCTGAATAGATGTTTCCATCCTGAATAAACCACGCGGCTTTAAACTCCCCTGTATCAACGGGTGAACGTCTACGCAACCGACGTTTAGTTAATCTGAGAATATAATCACCCAAACCGTCAAATTCTTCTATAAGTTCGTCAAGTGATTTATTCATTAGATGACGGTCTCGTTTTCTTCTACATGAAGAACCATATATTTTCGTTTATCGTGTTCTTCGATCAGAAATTTATTGATCTTATAAGATGCATTATTACTAACGATCCGCATACCGCGTTTAATATCAGAACGATCACGAATTGTTATTGTATGCGTTGAAAGGGGTTCGGCGTTCTGTCCTATGTCAAATGTGACACCACCTTGATTCTCAATTTTTCCGCGTGTTTTTATAATGGTTTTCCACGTTCGATCAACCGTATACGTTGAATCAGTTTCTACCTGAATTTGAAATTCTATTTCTGAACGTAAATCTGAAATCTTCACAACGTCACTACTTTAAATTTTGTCCAGAGGCGCGAAACTTCTTCAGGTATGACAGTATCTAATTCTCTATGCTCGTAATAATGCGCGACCAATAATCGAATACTATGAATTAGCGTTGATGGAACATCGGAAGGATTATCACCATAGCCTGCTTCATACGTAACGATAATTGCATCGTGATCGCGTAGATTTACAGTAGGCCATGCATGACCATCGTAAAGTGATATAGCGCCGCTCATATGCTTGTCATGTAGGTAATAACTAGAAGGATCTACAGTGCCCTCTACGCCTTGAGAATCTGTATAGACAATTGATTCTATTGACTGGATAGGCCCATAACGCAATCGAGATAGATCAAACGAGTTAAATGTCGCTTCGTATGTCTGCGTGATTAATGATCTACGTGTATAAAATTGGCAATCGTCAACAACGCTTTGAATGATCATTTCAATTTCATAATCATCTATGTCAGAATCGAGACGTAGATAATCCTTCATATCGTGAATAGAAACAGGATAGCGCGGTGTGCTGATTCGTGTAAATGACATTACGATGCCTTTTTAGCTCGTGTACGCTTCTTTTTAACTGGAACTTCATCAGTAGCTTTTACCGTTTCTTTTTCCATTTTTAAAATCATCACGTAACCGGATTTTTCTAGATTATCGGCAACATCACTAGAAACTTCCTCCATATCATCAACCGAAAAAATTGACTTATTTGGAAAATGTTTATTATTCGGACTTGCTATAAAAGCGCGAATGAATTTGACTTGTACCATTTTATGACTCCTACCATTTTTAACTATTTATGTTCCCCATAAAAAAAGGCCGCTTAACGCGGCCTTTCTCGTTTACTACTTTGAAAGTAGGATTACGCCATTGTTAGCGCGTGTAGATTTCCACCTAGCATTAAATCACCACCAGTTCGTTTACGAACGTAGAGACGCTTGAAACCGGGCTTAGTGACCTGATCTTGTACGATTGTCAAACCAACGCGATCATAGATCTGGTAATCACTTAATTTACCGAAAACGATAGCGGTGTTTCCGGTTGCTAAGTCAGGCATAGAAGGATCTTCTACAACTGGACGGCCCCAAAGCGTACCGATTACACCAGATGATGCATTGTCGTTAGCAGGACGGAAGATGTATTCACCGTTAGCGTTCTTCAATGTCATGCAAGCGAACAATGTATTAGCATTCATTAGGTAAGAACCTGTTGAACGAACACTATTCGGAACACTGAATTGTAGCTTTAGGAGTTCATCAGCGGTTACAGCATCAGCAGCGGCTGCGGTAGTCTGTTCAATACCTTGATGATCACCAGCACCTACATAGGTCAAAAGACCTTTAGGCTGCTTAACGCCTGTTCCAGCGACGAATTTCGCTTGCTCTTCCTGCGCGAAAGATTCGCCTACGGTTCGTGTCATCCATGCTTCAATTCCAGCAATTCCATCTTCTAGGAACGCTAGGCTTGCTTCTGGATATGCGTATAGCTCGAATGCTTCTACTTCACTCTGTTCAAAGTTCGCAGAGTCGGTAGAGATACGCTCATCTAGCTCACCTACGAACGCAGCAGCGGCATCCCCAACCCGTACAGGTTGAATCAGCTTAGGCTCTGAACCGCTTGTAACGGTCGCATATGAACGAGCAGGTGTTAATGCCTGTTCGATTTCCATGATTGACTGTTGGATATTCTGTGGAACTACAGCACCACCATCACTAGCGGTCTGCGTGTTAAGAACAGCGGCTTTGTATTCAGCAGCATTGCCGGTTACAAGAAAATGTCGAAATGCTTCAAATTCAGCCGCCTTAGTTTCTACAACTTCAGCAACTCTATCGGTAGCAGATGAACGTGCCTGAGCAGTCGCTACAGATTTAACTTCATCTTGAAGATCGGTAAACGCTTTTTCTAGATTAACTAGTTTCTCGCTGTTACCCTTTTCAACGGCAGATTTTACTTCTTCAACAATTTTATTAATTTCAACAGTAGGTGCAGTAGTTACCGCCTCTACAATTGTTTCGTTTTCGTCTTCCATTTTAATTTACCTTTAAATTAATTCGTTTCGTTCTGAATCAATCTAGAGTCGTAAAAATGGAGTGAAATAAACTTTCGAGTCCGGTTAACGAGTTAGATATTCGTAGAACTTGAAATTTATTTATTAC